ATGCTGGCAACGTCCGCGCTGCGGGTGGCGGCTGCGGTGGTGGTGGGGATGTAGCTGGTGGGGAAGGCGCCGGCTTCTAGTTGGGCGCCCCAAATGAACAATCCTTTGGTAACATCACCAGCGTAACTCCTAGCAAAGCTATCATTATTAACAAAATTGCTTATTCGTGAAGAAGCGCCAGACGCACATGTGTTAGTCGCGGAACACCTATACCAGCCATTTGCATAGGCTTGGATGCTAGCGGTCACGCCAGCATCAGAACCTTGAACCGAACCGCTGCCAGAAAGGTTAAAGCGGGCAAATCTATCTGTAAAAATAGTACCCGGGTAACCAATCTCAAAGTTTCTACCACCAATGCTTTTGACAAAAACAGAGTACGTATAGACTGTGCTGGTAACAAACGTAAAAGACATACCATCTTGAACGTGCAAGCCAGTTGCTGCCGTTTCTAGGTATTGATCAGCCGTTGAAGCACCATCTGGAGCGGTCGTTTGGTTTTGCGACAGGGTGATGTTTGTCGGTGTCAGCCATTGGCTAGTGTCCTCTGAATACGTCAGGCTGTTCGTCCTCTGCTCCTCCACCAATAACCCCAGGCTCTCGGCGGTTGTAGGGTTGTGGTCAAACCTCGGCACATCCACAGCTGCCGTCTGCAGCGTTCCCGCGCTGTCGATGAAGGTCGCACTGCTGGCGCGGGTGAAGGTGACCGGCGGGGTGCTGGTCACCTGGTTGTTGAGGGTCTTGGTCCTGGCAAACTCCAGGTCCAGGGTGGGCACAGCACCACCGGCATACGCCCACAGCAGGTTCTCGCTGTCAGTGGTGGCGACGTCCACCTCAACGGCATTTAGCTTGATGGTATGAACAGTGCCGGACGCCGGAGTGTAAGCCCCACGTGTTTCCAGTTCTGCGAACAGCGTCCGGCTGTACGGCAGCAAACGAATCACACGATTCACGTCTACGGTTGACGTAAAGATCATGCTGCCCAGGTCAACTGGCGTCGACAGGTTGATAAACCCAAGATACCGTCCAACTTCTGCAGACGTTAAGTCAAACGATGCGTTATCCAGAACGACTGCAGGTGGACTGTTGTAGAGGTGCAGCCGAAAAGCGTCCATGCCGCTAGGAGGAGCTGTATCTGAAATGAACAGCTCAACGGACTTGATTTCAATGACGCCACCCGCTGGACCAATGTTGGGAATGGTCAGCAAGGAACTGCCAGCATTGGCAGGAGTGGTTGCGTCTGCAGCACCAATGACATCGCCTGCCGTGTACGCAGTGGTGTTGCTAGGCCGTGTGATGACGACGGTCGCGGCGTAGGAGGAGGAGCCAGTGAGGAGTGCCATGGTGATCAGGCGAAAGCAAAGAACCCGGAGACGTCATTGGCCGCCAGGCCGGTGGCCGTGTTGTCGGTCAACCCCTTGGCCGAGGTGACACTAAAGGTAATCGCCGTGGCAAAACCGATGCCACCTGTCATGGTGAACTCAGCAACACCACCAGCGGGAATGTCAATCTCAAACGACGCAGAGGTTGTGCCAAGGGTCGGAGTTGCGACGTTGAATATCTTGACGCTCCGCAATGCCGCTGCGCTGTTCTGCAAGCGGAATGCCAGCAAACGACCGGCAGAGCCTTTGATGGTGCCAGCTGCTGGGGTAGCAGGGCTCATGCAGCTAACAAACGACGCAGCGCCCGTTGTGCTGGCTCGGTACTGAACGCCGACGTCACCAATGGCGTTGGTGCCAGCGGCAATGGATCCCGTGCCGATGTTGGCGGTAACCGTGCCAGAGACCGGCTGGGTTGCCAGCCAGAACTGACGGCTGTCGTTGAACTGGTGGATGCTCAGCGTGGTGGTGCCAGCCGTGGTGGCGGTGCTCAGCCGCAGCCGCAGGTAACGGGCCTGCACCGGCACCACCCAGAGGCCAGCAGCGTTGAACGTGGTGGCCGTGGCGCCCGCCTGGGTGAGGATCGTGGCTGCCACCCATGTGCTGTTGTCGTTGCTCCACTCCGGCGTCACCACGCCCGTGGTGCCTATTGAGCTGCATTGAATGCTGACGCTGCGGTACTGACTGCAATCAAGCGTGGCCAGCACCGTATTGATTGCAATGACACCAGCGACGTTGTAGCTGGTGAGCAATGCCGCTGGTGAAATGGTTGGGACCGCAGCGGCTCGCAGCTGAGCATCAGTCAGCGGTCCAGATACTGCGACAGCAGCACCGCCTACACCTCGGACCTCCATGGGTGCCAACTGTTCGTTGGTGCCAGCGGGGAAAGCGGGCATGGCTACGCAGCCCTCCTGGGCTTGATTGCTACCACCTTATCCAAATCTGGCAGCAACACCACCAGACCCTCAAAGCTGGTCCCTGTGCCGGCCAGGGTGGTGACGACGGGACTGGACATGGCGGTTTAACCGGCAGTGGTGTCAATGACCACAAAGTTCAGGGTCACGGCTTCGCTCAACGACCCGGCGCTGGTGTTGACCACGCGGAAAATGGCCGTGCCGGCACCAACGTCAACGCAGTGGGCTTGGTACGAGCCAGCGGTGCCACCCGTGCCTTGGTTGACGTTGACGACGTCGGTGCCGCTGATGGCGCTGTTGGTCATCGTGAACTGGACGGCAGCACTGGCGGCCAGGGCAGCGTTGTGCATGGTGACGACGCCAGCCTTGGCGTTGACGACGACGGTCGTGGACTTGCTAGTGCCCTGGGTCACGGTGCCGAACCCAGCGGGGCCAATGCCGATGGCAGGGGCGTTAGCGATGGCGTTGTTGGTCGGGGTCGAAATGTAGAACCCGGATGGGATGTCAGCAGGATCAGGCATGGGAGGTTCTAGGCGGCCTTGCGCCGGGGCATCTGCACAATCTTATCCATATCCGGCAAGGAGGCCACCAGGTCCCCAAAGCTGGTGCCGACCACCGGCTGAGCTGAGATGCCGTTGTCCTTGAGGAACTGACGCAAGATGTTCAGCTCAGCGGTGCTGATGGACCCATCGTCGAGCCTGGACCGCAGGTGGAGCGCCAGGTCGGTGTGGAGGTTCGACAGGACCCGTGAGGCCTCGGATTCGTTAGGGCGACCCATGGGGGCACAGGGGGGCTAATGGGCCAATGGTAGGACCCAGGACCAGTAGTACATATGTGTGCGTGAGTGAAGAAGGGGAAAAATCCCCCCCCTATAGTTACTATAGTTAAATATAGATACTATGGTTGACCATAGTGTATAGCTTCCCGAAGGGAAGCGGTTAGGAGGTAAGGTAATACCAAATACATGGTTAACCTAGGAGTAATATGGTTGACCAGGATCTTCTTTCATTGGTACTGATGATGAAAATACATAGTGAACTATGAACAACCATAGACACCTATATCCACCCCTATTGAATTATGGCGGACGTCGTTTCACCGGGGTCCAGACCAGAGGGAAAAGTGGGGAACGGGGGTGACTTTTTGGTGGAAAAATGTGAGGGGCTTTTGTTGGGTAGATTTTTGACCCAAAAATGTGAAGGGCTTACGCTATAGGCGTCAGCGGGGCACACCCCCCCTCCGGGGTTGGCCCCGCTTGTCCAAAATGGACCTGGGGGCTGTCCAGAGGCGGGCAAAGCCCAGTGATACCAAGGGGTCTGGGCCATTGCGTACCTGTCAGACAGGCAGGTGCGCAGGCTGGACAGGAGGATTTGGCCAGGGTCGGCAGGGGTGACCAGGGGGTCCGGTGAGAATGATTCTCATTCCCGACCCTGGTCCCCAGATCACACCTCGCCCCCCAAACTTCACCCGGCTTGACCTGTGCTTATACTCAAGGGGCAACCGGGCCGAAGGTCCAAGGTTGCAATACAACCAACCGCAGTAAATCAAGTGACAACGTCCTTCCTGGCCTTGTGCCTCGCAGCTCTGCTGCTGCCCGTCCTGGTGATCCTTTGGGCCACCGAGTCGACCGAGCAACGAGCACGACGCCTGAGCCGCTCCGGCTGGTCACAGCGCCGCATTGCCGAGCACCTGGGTGTCACCCGGTACCGGGTACGTCTGGCCTTGGCGGCTTGAGCCCATCCATCCCATCCCATCCCATCCGCAGACCTGAAGCCATGACAACGACAACAGCAACACCAGCCGAACGCCTGCTCGAAACCCTCTGCATCGAGCCTGACCACGCAGCGGCCGAACTGACCGACAGCAAAACCGCTATGCTGAGTTGGGCCGGCCGTGATGGCCGGTACACCCTCGACGACCTGGAGGCCATCCTGAAAGGCCACGGCGAGACTCTCCGGGCCTGGGTCGACGACTGCGACGCGCACGGCTTTGACGCCGTTTACGACGCCGAGGCCCTGCTGACCTGGCTGGGGTACTGAGCCCCGGCAACACCGGGCCCACACCGGGCCCCTATTTCATCAACAACAACACCGCAGGAAATCACCGTGACAACAACGACAGCACCGACGACAGAACTCAGTTCATCCGAGACCAACGCCAAGGCCTGGGCCGAGAGCATCGCCGCAGCCCATGAGGCCTGGCAGTTCTGCATCGAGGAAGGCGAAGGCAAGCACCTCTCAACCGAAGCCAAGGCAGTTCTGAGGGAGCACGGCTACGACGGCACCAATCACGACGTGGTGGCCCAATGGATCGAAGACGCCATGCGGGAAGCTGCGCTGACAATTGAGATCCGGGAGGGTTGGCGATGCCCGGATGAGTCGGCATCCATGGAGCCAACTGAGTTTCAGGTGCTCATCACCACAGGTGGGCCAGCCCTTCGCCTAATCGGTGAGCTGTGCAACGGCGAGCCTGAACGCTGCTGGTTTGAACACCAGGACTGGGGCACCCCTTGGACCCGGTGGTTCGATCAGTACGGCGACGCCCGGTTTTGGTTCGCTGGCCTCTTCTACTGGAAGGCCTGAACCCATGCGACACCCACTCGCCACGGTCCTGGCCATCGTTTCCATGACCTCGGCGCTCTGGTTCTTGACCTTGGCCCAGCTGCCGCGGCCCACGGTCTACACCTCGATCCCCGATCACTCAACCCGCATCCATTTTCCCGGACCATGAACAACACCACAGCCACAACCACAGCCCTGCCCATCCACACTGTCGCCGCCCGCTGGGGTGTGCGGCCCGGTTACTTCGATTGCGGAGGCAAGCGATACGAAACCAAGGGATCCGCGCCTGATTGGCTGATCGAGACGGTCAAACCCGGCCCGGTTGCTGGTTACCCGTTCTTCGTGACAGGTCGGCATCGTGACCCGGTGCCCGGAGCCCTTACCCGCATTGCTTGGTCGGTAAAAGATCTGGATGACGCCCGCTACGACCTGACCCAGGCCGTATGGGTGGAGGCCTGACGACAGCACGGAGGGGAGCGCTGCTCCCTTCTCTGCTGCCCTCACAGCAGCAACACACCCAACGCAGCCACGCACCATGAACAGCACAGCACCAGTTGCCCTGGTTTGGTGGAGCATGACCCACACCGCCTGGGCCTGCCAGATCGGCAACAACAGAACCCTGCACTACAACGAGCGAGACGCAATCGCCCACGGTGAACGCCTGGCAGCAGCTGTACGGCTCGGTTCCTGCATCCAGGGGGAGTGGATCTAATGGCACCCACCACCACCCGCCCCAGCTGCCCGTATCCCTGCGCTGGCAGCTACTGCCCACACGTTCGCAGCGACGCCGAGTGCATCGCATGTGAGGCACGGCCAGCCCTTGACGCTCACTACAGGGAACTAAAGGCCTGGCATCGAGCCAACCCGGTCATTGGCCACGACGGTCACCCGGTCACCTGAAGCCAGCACGGAGGGGGCCAGCGCCCCTTCTTTGCTGCCCTCACCGGCGCAGCACCACAACACCCACACTCGAGGCACCCTTATGCCCACTGCTTACGAACTGATGGAGGCTTACCGCTCTTGGTGGCGAGCCAGATACAGCACCACGCCCAACAGCCAGGCCGTGATCCTCGCCGCGGCCTGGGCCCAGCACGTGCTCAGCACCTACCGGGCCGGCGAGGATGCAGCATTACCAACAGCCGACCCAATCAAATGAAACCCGAAGCCGTTGTGTTGGCCCAGCTCCGATCCGACCTGCTCAACGCCATGTGGCTTGTCTACCCACAGGCCCTGTCGTTGGACCAGCTGGAGACAGCGGTCCGCGTCGCTTACCTGACCCGGGAGACAGCGTGGCTGCAAAGCGCCATCAAGGCACAGCTGTCGATGTTGAATCAATCAGCATTGATCAGGCCCAGCACCGAGGGGTACCTGTTGACCGCGCTCGGTCGCCGGGACCGCCAACAAGCAGCTCGATTCCTTGGATCCACCAACAACCAACCCACACCACCAGAGGCCGCATGACAACAGACATCAATGCCCTCCTCGCAGAACGGGAGAAAACGCATGGGGATTACGAGATCCACTCTGCCATCACCCAAGACCTGAAGCGTGTCATTACCCACCACGTCGCTGACCTGGACCGCAGGCTCGACCCCGACATGGCCGAGACGCTCGACATGATCGCCCACAAGATCGGGCGCATCATTGCCGGGAACGCAGCTGAACCTGATCACTGGCGTGACATCGCTTGCTATGCACAGTTGGTGGCTAACAGGCTGGAGGGTGGCAATGGCTGAACCTCTCTCCCGCGCCGCGCAGGCGGTGAAAGATGCCGTGATTGCTCTGTACACCGATCAGCAACAGATCCGGGACTGTGGTTGGCGACTCGATGCCCCTACTGTCGCCGCCGCGCTGCGAGCTGCTGCGGATCAGGTGGTGCCGGATGACAACCCCCTTTCCTTTTCGCCTGGCGCACCGCAGGCATTTGCGATTCAACGACGCACAACGCGCCAACAACTTCTCGACATCGCCGCCGAGCTGGAGGGCGCCAATGACTGACTTTCGTGCGCTGTGTGCTGAGTTGTTGAGCGAAATACAGGCTTTGCGGCGAGCAGTGGCCGATGAAGTGGGGTGTTCATCACCCGAGGCTTCGGTCATGGCCCGCGCCCGCGCCGCCCTGGCCCAGCCCGAGCCGCAGGGGCCGACGGATGCGGAGATTGCAGAGTGCCTGATTGACGCCGGAGTTGACACCATGGAAGGCGAATCAGACGGCACTGGCCGCACTTATTGGGAAGGGTGGCACGATCAGGTCATGGCCGGAGTTCGCGCCATCCTCGCCCGATGGGGCCGCCCCGCCATCGGGCCGGTGCCTGGGGTGGAGGGTGCCGATGGCTGAACCAACAACCAACAACCAGCCCCCCGTCGTCGTCGACTCGATGGAGACGCTTCCGCTCCGGATGCTGGATGCGTTCTGGTGCTTTGCCAACAGCTCGATGCCCATCGGCAGCCCTGACCGCATGCGGGAAGTGTTGCGCCTGTTGGCCAAGGAGGTAGAGACATGGGCCCCGCCGTACTCGGAACACAAGATCTGCCACTTGGCAGTGACCGAGGTGGCTCAACGCTTGAAAGCGGAGGCCGACCAATGAGCAGCAAGGGGTGGGGCAGCCAGGCTTCCGTCGAAAACTTCCTTCTGCATATGCGCGATGACAGCGGAGCCATCATTGGTGAAGGATTAAGTCGAACATCGAACCCAAATGCCAAGCTTTATGAAATAGTTGTCACGTTCAGCGGCATGCGTCCAATGCGCGAGCGGATCCGTGCCACCTCAAAGGCCGAGGCTGCAAAGTTTGCGGCCAACAGGTATCCAACTCACACCAAGATCACTATCATCACCAACAACAATGGCAAACGATCTGCTTCCTGAAAACGTTCACTCGGTTGACTACATGCCAACCAAGTCACAGTCCAACAACAAGGGCAACGTCCTTTGGTACGCCAAAGGTTATGGCTGGTACCTAGGTTACTTTCAGCTCCCGTATATGGATGGCACTTCTCACTGGACGTACGCACCCGATGACCTGAACCTCGAACCGGACACCGTCGACACCGTGCGCAATGCGTTCGAGGCCTGGATTAAAACATTCCCGGAAGGTGCGTTTGACACTGCATCAACGGCGTTGTTGAAGTTGGGCTACGTGGGTGGCTGGAAGCGTGGCAACGCTTGAGGACCAGCTTGCCCTTGAGCGTGAGATGTTGCAGATCGGCGCTGATGCGTTCGTTTCCCGAATGAACAAGCGCCGTGAGCAAGGCATGGAGTCTCTCTCCACCCATGGCGACGTACTCGCTGCCATGGGTGTGGACCGGATCATCAGGGACTTGCGCAAGCACCGCCACGCGATGCGTGATGGACGTGCTGGCCGTGGCTACGCCCACATGGGCCCGCTGCTGCAGCTGGCGCCCCACAAGATCGCAGCGGTGGCCATGCGTGTGGTGATTGATCAGCTGACTCAAGCCCCCAAGTTCCAGGCCCTGGCCTACGCCTTGGCTGAACGGCTGTGGCTTGAGACCATGCTGGCCCGGGCATCCGAGTACGAACTGAAGTCCCACCAACGGGTGCGTCGTCGGTTCGCGCACAAGCGGGCTGATGCCATGCGCATGAAGAACTCGGAGATCTGGACCCCTCAAGAGAAGCTCAGTGTCGGTGTGTTCCTTGTCCACCTGGTCGAATCGCACACCGGCTTGATCGAGGTGTACCAGGAGCGCGGGGCCATGCGCACGGTGAAACGTGTGCGGGCCACCGATGCAGCGCTTGAGTGGGTTCGCAACGCCGAGGAGCAGCAACGCTTGCTGTGTCCCTTTGCGTTGCCCACCATCGTTCCGCCCCGGGATTGGTCAGACCCATTGACCGGGGGTTACTGGACCGAAGGGTTGCCTGGCAACACGTTGTTCAAGGACAACGGGGACCTGATCGCAGCTCAGTCTTCTGAGTTCGATGCGTTCCTGGTGGCCGCCAACATCCAGCAGGGTGTGGCCTGGCGGGTCAACGGTTGGATGTTGGACCAGGTCAGCCATGCGTGGGACAAGAGCCTGCCCATTGGTGGCCTGCTGCCCCGTGCTGGGCATGTGATCCCGCCGTACCCCAAGCACCTGGCCGACGACGACGAGGGCGTTACAGCCTGGCGACACACGGCCCGGATGCTCCATGACCGCAACGATCGAGAGGCCGGCAAGAGGTTCACGGCAGCCAAACAGCTGTGGGTGGCACGTCGTCTTCGCGATGAGCCAGCGCTGTACTTCCCGGTGCAGTGTGACTTCAGGGGCAGGTACTACTACCGGCCCCCGTACCTGCAGCCCCAGGCCAACGACATCGGTCGGTCGCTCCTGTCGTTTGCCAACGGCACACCGATCAACACCGAGGCCGAAGCTGATTGGCTCCGTATCCACGGTGCCAACACGTACGGGCACAACAAGCTGACCTGGGCTGGCCGTGTGGCCTGGGTGCATGAGCACCAGCTGGAGATCGAAGCCGCTGGCCGGGAGCCTTGGTGCAACCAAGATTTCTGGGCTGGGGCCAAGGACCCTTGGCAGTTCCTTGCGTTTTGCCGGGCGTACCAACAGTTCAGCCAACACGGCTACGGCTGGGTGTGCCACCACCCTGTCGTCCTCGACTGCACGTGCTCTGGGATCCAGCATTACTCGGCACTCCTGAGATCCGAGGAGATGGCAGCCCTTGTGAATCTCACGCCAAGCGAGGCTCCCCGGGACATCTATGCCGTCGTGCTCCAGCGGGTGCTCGACTTGGTGCGGGCCGATGCTGCGGCCGGCGACGAACACGCAACCCGGTGGCTGCAGTTGTCCCCTGATCGCACGTTGGCCAAGCCTGTGGTCATGACGATCCCGTACTCGGCCACCCGCCAGGCCGTGGTCAACTTCTGCCACGGGTGGGCCAACGACCGAGCCGGGGAAGTGTTGGGCCGGGACAACTGGTGCTTCAAACGCGGAGCCATGTCGACCCACCACTACATGGCCACGATCCTGTACCGGGAGACGTCGGCCCTGATTGCACCAGCCAAGGCAGCGATGTCTTGGTTCCGCAAGGTGGGCAAAGCGGCCGGCAAGCTGGGCCTAGCCCTGCGTTGGACCTCACCATCAGGGGTCCCCGTCATCCAGGAATACTGGGACTACAGCGGGGTCCGGGTTCGCCTGTACCACCTGTCGCCGGTGCCGATGGATCTGTTGACGAACCACCAGCCGACCCGGCTGAACCACAAGCGGATGGGCAACGGGTTGAGCCCTAACGTGATCCATAGCCTTGATGCCAGCCACATGGCTGCCGTCACCATCGAGGCCCATGCCGCTGGGGTGCGCAACCTCGGCGGGATCCATGACTGTTTCGCAACGACGCCAGCAGAGATGGCCACACTTCGGACCACAATCCGCAGTACCTTTGCTGGCATGTACACCAGGGACTGGTTCACGCCCATCGCTGATGAGCTTGTGTCCCAGTTGCCACCGGATGTACAGGCCAAACTCCCGCCGCGGCCAAGCCTTGGCGGGTTCGACCCCCAACTCGTAAACAACGCTGATTACTTCGTCACATGAACAACTTCCAGTACGTCGACAAGCTGCGCCTGACCACACCGAAGGCCACGCTCAAGTACCCCAAGTTGATTGAACCTGAAACCAAGTTCAGTCCTGAGGGTCACTACAAAGTGACGGCCATCATCCCAGCGGAAAAGGCGGGGCACATGGCCGACCAGCTCGACGCCTTGTTCGAGGCCCATAAAGCCAGTCTCAAGGCTCAGGCCCCGAGCCAGAAGTTCAAGGCCGTCGACCCGAGCTTCGGGTACGAGGAGATCGACGGCAAGCCTTGTTTCACGGTGAGCGTGAAGATGAAAGCCAAGGGCATGGACCGTGATGGCCGGGCATGGACCGCATCACCGGCCCTGTTCGATGCCACTGGTGCTCCGGTCAAGCACCGTGAATCCCTGCGTAGCATGTGGTCCGGCACCACCGGTCGTGTGTCGTTTGAGGCGTGTCCGTTCTTTCAGCCTGCGATTGGGGCCGGCATCACGCTGCGCCTGAAGGCCGTGCAAATCATCGACCTGGTGGAATCCGGTGGATCAGCCGACAGCTACGGATTTCAAGAGGAAGCCGGAGGATGGGCGTCCAGCGAGACGGAGGCAAGCGTCCCCTTTGACGCGACGGGAGCGGCAACAGACGAGGGGTTTGACTTCTAGTCGGTACCGCTCCAGGTTTGAGGCATCAGTTGCCGCCAGTCTCAAGGCCCGTGGCCTGCAGTTCGGGTACGAGGTGCAGGCCCTTGTCTACACGATCTCTGCGGTTTACACCCCGGACTTCGTGTTGCCGAACGGTGTCATCGTGGAGACCAAGGGGCTGTTCGACTCAGAGGACAGGCGCAAGATGGTGGCCGTCAAAGCACAGCATCCAGACCTGGACATCAGGCTCTGCTTCATGAAGGCAGACGCCAAGCTGAGCCGGGCACCCCGGTCCCTCACGTACTGGCAGTGGGCAGAGAGGCACGGGTTCCTCTGGTGCGAAGGAAACATTCCAACCGCATGGGCCGATGCCATCCAGGTTCCTAAAGCATGAGGCTTGCCCCGAGTGCAAGTCGAAGAACAACCTGGCCCGCTACGACGACGGTCACGCGACCTGCTTCGGATGCGGGTACCAGGAGCAACCAAAGAAAACAGAAAAGACAGAGCCCCGCATGGAGCCATTGCCACCACCAGTCACCCCGGTCCTTGAGTTTGTCGAGGCCCGGGCTTTGCCCAAGCGGGCCATAGCGGAGGAGACCTGCGCCTTGTTCGGCTACGGGTTCTCCACGCACAACGGACGCCCCGTCCAGGTGGCGCCGTACCGCAACCAAGCGGGCAAGGTGGTGGCCCAACACCTACGTGGTGCAGACAAGCGCTTCAGCTGGCTGGGTGACACCTCCAATCTGCAGCTCTGGGGCCAGCACCTCTGGCGCCAGAACTTTGGCAAGGAGACAGGGCTCTTTGTCACCGTGACCGAAGGCGAGATCGACGCCATGTCGGTCAGTCAGGTGCAAGGCAACAAGTACCCGGTCGTGTCGCTGCCCAACGGGGCCCAGTCCGCGAAGAAGTACCTGGCTGCTAACGCCACCTGGCTGGGTCAGTTTGCACGGATCGTCCTGTGCTTCGACTCGGATGAGCCGGGCGTCAAGGCTGCTGCTGAGTGCGTGGCTGTCTTGCCCCTGGGCAAGGTGGCCGTGTGTCAGTTGCCCCGCAAGGACGCCAACGAGATGCTGGTGGCAGGCGAGGGAGAAGTCCTTCGTGAGTTGCTCTGGAAGGCCACGCCAACCAGGCCCGACGGGATCGTCAATGCCAACGATCTCTGGGACGAACTGATCAAGCCCAGTGCTGACTCAGCTTGTCCTTACCCCTGGCCCCAGCTGGATGCCATGACCCGTGGCTTTCGCCGTGGCGAGATGGTGACGCTGTGCGCCGGCTCAGGCGTGGGCAAGTCGAGCGTGTGCCGGGAGTGGGCCCACCACTTCCTGCGGGCTGGCTTGCGGGTGGGCTACATCGCCCTGGAGGAGAGCACCAAGCGCACCATGCAAGGCATCGTCGGCATCGAGCTGAACAAGCCCATCCACCTTGATCCCAATGCGGCCGACGAGCATCAAATCCGAAATGGCTTTGACCGTGTCTTTGGCGCTGGTCGGTGCTTTCTCTACGACCACTTTGGATCCATGGATCCAGATCACCTCATCGGCAAGATCCGTTACCTGGCTGATGCAGAAAGCGTGGACGTCGTCGTCCTTGATCACCTCACGATCGTCATCTCGGGACTGACGGACCTGGATGAGAGGCGTGCCATCGACGTGACATGCACCAAGCTGCGCCAGGTGGTGGAGCAGACGGGCATTGGCCTGGTGCTGGTGTCACACCTCAAGCGACCAGAAGGCCGCGGCCATGAGGAGGGGGCCCAGACCAGCCTGGGTCACCTGCGTGGCAGCCATGCCATTGCGCAGCTCTCCGACATGGTCATCGGCTGCGAGAGGAACCAGCAAGGCGACACCGCTGAACGCAACGAACTGCAACTGCGGGTGCTGAAGAACCGGTTCTCTGGTTCGACGGGTCCCTGCGACAAGTTGCTTTACGACCAAGACACCGGCCGCCTTGTCGTGCCCATGTCCCATTACTTCGGAACCTAATCCATGACACTGCTGATCGACGCTGACTGGTTGCTGTACGCGGCTTGCTCAGCCTGTGAATACGACATCCGTTGGGACGAATGGATTCACACCCTGCACCTTGAGCAGTCGGACGCCAAGAACTACATGACCCATCAGGTGGGCAAGTGGCAAGACGCCACCGGCCACAAGGACGTGGTCATGTGTCTGTCGTCGTACCCAACTTTCAGGCACCAGCTTTCCCCTGAGTACAAGGCCAACCGGGTCGGACGCCGCAAGCCCCTGGGCCTGCGGGACCTGAGGACCTGGCTTGAGTCCGAGTACGACGTCAGGTGCCACGTCAACCTGGAAGCCGACGACGTCATGGGGATCCTGATGACCAACGGGTCGTACAGGGATCCGATCATGGTCACCGCCGACAAAGACATGCGCACGATCCCGGGGCCCTTGCTGCGCATGGACCAGATGGAGATCAACGACCTAGCGGACGCCAACAGGAACTGGATGACTCAGGCCCTGGTCGGTGACACCAGTGACAATTACCCCGGCTTGAAAGGGTTTGGCCCGGTGAAAGCAGAGAAGCTATTGGCTGAGCACAAGACCTTGCCGGCCATGTGGTCGGCCGTCGTTGACGCATACCGCAAGGGCGGCGAAACCTTTGGCGCTGCCTTGCTCAATGCCCGCATGGCTCGCATCCTGCGCTACGGGGACTACGACTTCACCTCCGGTACCGTCGAGCTGTGGGACCCGGACCGTGACCCCGCCATGAAGACCGATGGATGACGCACTCTGGCCACCAATCGACGAGGCCCTGTTGAAACAGCTGGACGAGGTTTACCCCGAAGCCTGTCCTGATCCAACTGCATCTGATCGAGAGATCTGGATGGCAGTGGGCTGCCGCCAGGTGGTACGCATGCTACGGGCCGTTTATCTTGAACAGCAAAACGAGGATTGATCCATGTGCTTTGGTGGCGGGGGGCAAGCGCCTGACAACAGCGCTCAGATCCAAATGCAGGAGGAGCAGATGAAGCTCCAGCGGGAGCAAATGGCCATGCAGCAGGAACAGGCCGCTGCCCAGCAGGCCCAGTACCGGGAGCAGCTGGCTATCAGCAAGGCTCCCCCGCCACCTGCTCCGAACGAAGGGGCCATGGCTGCAGCATCAGCGATTGAAACCATGGACCAAGCCACTGCGCAGTCCATGCGGGCCGGCACCGGTCGTCGCAAGCTTCGGACTGACTTGCCGCAGATGACGACACTCGCCATACCAGGAGCAGCTTGATGGAACTCAACCTGACCAGCAGCGTTGACCGCCAGCCCAAACCGTACGGGGAGGACGGTGGCACGGCTGCGGCCAGGTACGGCCAGCTGCAAATCAACCGGGACCCGTACCTGCAACGCGCTCGGGATTGCAGCAAGGTCACGATTCCTGGGTTGATCCCGGATGCCGGGCAAGGGGACAGGGGTCGGTTGAAGACCCCGTACCAAAGCCTTGGCGCAAGGGGTGTGAACTATCTCGCCAGCAAGCTGCTGATTACCTTGTTCCCACCGAACTCCAGTTTCTTCAAGCTTGAGATCGACGACCTCGCGCTACGGGTTGCGGAGCAAGGGCCAGAGATCAAGACGGAACTGGACACCGCCTTGGTCCAGGTCGAGCGAGCTGGCATGTCTGCGTTTGAGGTGGCCAATGGCCGGGCCTCGATGCACGAAGCCTTCAAGCACCTGCTGGTCGGCGGCAACGTGCTCCTGTACGTGGCGGAAGACGGCATCAAGGTGATTCACCTGAATCGCTTTGTCGTGTGTCGTGACCCGATGGGGTCCGTCACCGAGATCGTGGTCGAGGAGGAGGTGTACCCCGACGCTTTGCCCGTGGGGCTGTACGACGACCTGGATGAAGAGGACGCATACGAGTCCGGTACCACGTCGAAGACCATCAAGCTCTACACCCACGTCGAGTACGAGGAAGGCAGGGTTCATTGGTATCAAGAAGCCAAGGGCAAAGAGATCCCTGGGTCCCATGGCATGTGCGACGGCGACGTGAATCCCTGGATCCCCCTTCGGTTCAACCGGGTGGACAGTGAGGAGTACGGCCGCTCCTACATCGAGGAGTACTACGGGGACCTGTTGGCCCTGGAGAGCCTGTATCAAGCCATCATCGAGGGGGCAGCCGCTGCCGCCAAGGTTCTGTTCCTTGTCAATCCCAACGGCACCACCAGGCCCCGCACCCTGGCCAACGCTGAGAACGGAGCCATCGTCCAAGGCAACGCTGCTGACGTCACCGTCATCCAGACTCAGAAGGCCCAGGACCTGAACATCGCCAACAGCACCATTGAACGGATTGAGGCCCGACTGCAGTTTGCGTTTCTCCTGAACACCGCGATCCAACGACGCGGGGAAAGAGTGACAGCGGAAGAGATCCGCTACATGAGCCAGGAGCTAGAGGCCGGCATCGGTGGCCTGTACAGCATCCTTACTCAAGAGCTGCAGCTGCCCCTGGTGCGTCGGTTGCTGCATGTGCTGCGGAAACAGCGCAAGCTTGCGGCTTTCCCGAAGGGCCAGGGCGGTGTGCCACTGGTCAACCCCAGACCAGTGACAGGCCTGGAAGCCATCGGTCGTGGTGATGACCGGAACAAGTTGATCCAGTTCATCACCACTGCCACCCAGACCCTGGGCCCCGAGGTGATTGCCAAGTTCGTGAACGTCGATGAAGCCCTGCGGCGTCTTGCTGCCAGCGAATCCATTGACACCACCAACCTGGTCAAGTCCAGGGACCAGCTGCAGCAAGAGGCAGCTGCCGCGCAAGCCGAACAACAACAAGCGGCTCAGCGTGAAATGCTGATGACTGGCCTCAAGTCATCAGCCATGGCGCAAGTCGCCAACAACTACACCCAAGAAGGAGCACCCTATGGCCCGCAGTTCGCAGACGGCACAGACCCAGCCCAGCCAGGAGCCCAGCCCAACGCCCTCCCCAGCCCCCCAAGAGCGCCCGGTATCCCTAGTGGGCCCACCGGCCCAGGTGCCGGAGCGCCTCCCGTATGAAGACATCGTCATCAACTATGTAGAGGCAAGGCCTGTAGTCCAGCCAGGTCCAGAGCCTGTCGCCACGTTCGGTGACGACGGATCCATCACCATCAACTAATCATCAAGCCAATGCCTGAAGCCATCACGATCACCCAGAACGAGAGCCCGGCCCTGTCGCCTGAGAACGAGGAGATGCTTGCCGCCTTGGCAAGTGACGAAGACGAGAAGCCAGCTGAACTCTTGGCCGGCAAGTACAAGTCCGTCGAAGACCTAGAGAAGGCGTACAAGGAGCTGCAGACCAAGCTCAGCCGCGGTCAGTCAACCGCTCCAGAAGCTGAAGACGACGACGCTGCTGAAGACGACGACGAGACCGATAGCAGCGGCGACGAAACCGACAAGCCCGCTGGCGATGCCCGTGAAATCTACGGGGACCTGATCGGCGGGAAGCTCGACGAAGCCGGCATCGACTTCCAGGAGATGAATGTCCGCTGGCAACAGTCGGGCACCTTGGAGTCCGAGGACTACGACCAGCTGGCCGAGGCCGGCTTCAACCGGGACATGGTCGATGCGTACCTGTCTGGGCTGCAGTACAAGGCAGCGCAAGACACGGCACTGTCGGTCAAGGAGGTGGCGTCCATCAAGGAATCCCTTGGCGGTGAGGCCGAGTACAGCAAGATGATCCAGTGGGCCGGCGACAACCTGTCGCCCGAGGAGGTCGAGGGCTTTAACCAGATCATCAACACCCAGCCCATGGCTGCAGTGAAGATGGCGGTCACTGGTCTTTATGCCCGGTACACAGCAGTGGAGGGTCGTGAGCCCAAGCTCATTGGTGGCCGTGCCTCCAAGGGCAGCAGCGACAAGTTTGAGAGCACAGCTCAACTGGTCGAAGCCATGTCAGATCCCAGGTACAGCAAGGACCCTGCTTATCAGAGAAAGGTGCAGGAGAAACTTGGACGGTCCAGCATCTTCTGATCGTCAGGTTGTCCGGGCCCTCCATTCCAATGGGGGGCTTTTTCATGGCTTGCATTTGTCCGTACACTGATTACACCTAGACCCACTCACAAATCCTCGACGGCCCACTGCGGTGGACACCCGATCGTGAATGGGAGCCCGGCGTCGGGGTAACCCCCAACCCTTTCCTAGGAGCCCAGCAATGGCAGCCCCCGATTTTACCGCTTCACGTCTTGGCCTTGTTAACGCTGCAGGTGGTGGCACCTGGGCCGGTGACAACGCCCTCTTCCTCCAGGTCTGGGCCGGCGAGGTCCTGACCGCATTCCGCAAGGCCACCATTTTTGAGCCTCTGCACACTGTCCGCACCATCAGCTCCGGCAAGTCCGCGTCGTTCCCGATCGTCGGTCTCAACTCCGCTGCGTACCACACCCCCGGCACCATGCTGACGGGCACCGCAGTTAAGAACGCCGAGGCTGTCATCAAGATCGACGACAAGCTCGTCTCCAACGTGTTTGTTGCCGACATCGACGAGGCCAAGAACCACTGGGACGTGCGCTCTCCGTACTCTGCGGAGATGGGCAACGCCCTGGCGTACACCTTTGACCGCAACATTGCGGCAACGATCGCCAAGGCTGCACGTACCGCCACCAACTTCAACACCGACTTGCCCGGTGGTACCCGGATCAAGATCATTGCTGCCACCAAAGCAGCGATCACTGGCGCCCAGCTGGCCACCGCTCTGTTCTCCGCTGCCCAGCGGATGGACGAGAACAACTTGCCTGAGAACGACCGGTACTGCGTCCTGGCTCCGGCCGAGTATTACAAACTCGTCCAGACCACCGACGTGATCAACCGCGACTGGGGCGGCGCTGGTGCGTACTCCGACGGCACCGTGCTGAAGGTTGCTGGCATCACCATCCTGAAGTCGAACCACCTCCCTACCACCAACCGCTCTGCGGTCACCGGGGAGCAGAACGACTACGCCGCCAACTTCACCGATTCCGTCGCTCTTGCTTTCAACAAGCAAGCCGTCGGCACCGTGAAGCTGATGGATCTCAAGATGGAGCAGACCGGCGCTGACGTGCATGCCCTGTGGCAAGGCACCTTCATGGTTGCCTCGATGGCCCTGGGCACCGGGATCCTGCGTCCCGATTGCGCGATCGAGATCTACACCGCCACCAGCTGACGGTCCAATATGGGGGGACTCCGGTCCCCCCTTTTTTTCTGGAGGTTTCCCATGGCCCTTGCTCGCACCACGTTCTTGGAAGCCGTGAACCGGGTGCTGCAGATGCTTGGTGAAGCGCCGGTCAACAGTTTGGACGGGCAGTTCGGCTTGGCGCAGCAGGCCCAAGACGCCATCAACGACGTGTCCCGCAAGGTCCAGTCAGAGGGCTGGTCGTTCAACACCGACTACGAGCGCCTGCTGATGCGGGACGCCGTGACGTCTGAGATCAGTGTTGGCACCAATGTCAGCCGGGTCAAGGTCGACCCCTACTCCTACCCAGACGTCGACGTCATCCAGCGCGGGGCCAGGCTGTACGACCGGCGGGCCGGCAGCTACGAGTTTGACGAAGACCTGCGTGCTGACGTCACCTACATCCTGGAGTGGGACGAGGTGCCTGAGTACGCCCACCAATACTTCATGATCAAGGCTGGCCGTCAGTTGCAGGAAGCGATTCTGGGTTCAGCTGATCTGTCAAAGATCAACGCTGCTGCCGAAGCCGAAGCCCGTAGCCAGTTCATGGAGGAGGAGGCGACCCGGGGCGAGCACAACTGGCTGCGTGGCAATCCCAACCACACTGATGTTTTCATGACGTACAAGCCCGCCTGGGCCCTGCGCCGCTAAGTCATGCCTCTGATCAGTAGCTCTATACCCAACCTGATCAACGGGGTCAGTCAGCAACCAGCGGCATTGCGACTGGCGTCCCAATGCGAGCAAATGGTCAACTGCATGCCCAGCCCCGTGGAAGGGCTGAAGAAGCGACCACCAGCTCAACACGTGGCCAAGCTGTTCTCGGGATCAGCTGGCTCCAGCCGCCCATTCACGACCATCGTCGACAGGGATGGCGCCATCCGGTACCTGGTTTTGATCCTGGACAACGACATCAAAGTCTTTGGCCTGGATGGTTCTGTCAAGACGGTGGCCAAGCCTGACGGCACGTCGTATCTCAACATCACTGGCGAACCCAGTGCCGTGTTCCGAGTGGCCTCGGTGGCCGACTACACGTTCATCGTGAGTCGGGAAAAGACGGTGGCCATGGCAGCCACGACGTCGCCCACCTGGGGCACCAAGTCCATGGTGTTCATCAAGTCTGCTGAGTACGCCACCACGTACAGCATCACCGTCAACTCCACCACGGTCACGTACGAAACCTTGCCGGCCGGTGGCAAGCGGATGTCAGCCACGTACAGCAGGAGCTCCAACACGGTCACGGTGACGGCTACAGCCCATGGCCTGGCCACTGGCAATCAGGTGGACATGAGTTTCCAGAGTGGCTCTGGCACCGCTGGCACCTTCACGATCACGGTGACTGGTGCCGACACGTTCACGTACGCCGACCCGGTAGGTGGTACGACGTCAGGCAACTGCACCGTCGTCCATGAACCAAACTACAGCCCGAGCACAGTTGAGATTGCTGCGGCCCTGAAGGCAGCCTTGGCCACAGCACTGGGCGGCACGTTCACCGTTACCAACGGCACCGGCCAGTACGTCGTGCGAATCACCAAGAACGACGGGACCGATTACACGTTGAGCTCCACCGACACCAAGACCGGCCTGGCCACTGTCGCCGTCAAGGGAACCATCGACAGCATCAGCGACTTGCCCGTCACCGCTGAGCACGGGTTCATCGTTGAGATCACGGGGGCCGCGGCCACCGGCGCCGACGACTACTACGTGAAGTTTGTGGCCAACGCGGGCTCTGGCTTTGGCCATGGCATTTGGCAGGAGACCGTGGCCCCTGCCATCCAGTACCTGTTCGATGCGACAACCATGCCGCACGTGTTGGTGCGAGAAACCGACGGCACCTTCACGTTTCGGAAGTTCACGTGGTCCGGCCGGGTGGCTGGTGACGCCATCACTGCACCGAACCCGAGCTTTGTTGGGTCCACGATCCAGAACGTCAACCTGTTCCGCAACCGACTGGCGTTGTTGGCTGATGAGAACGTCATCCTGTCGGCAGCTGATGCGTACGACAGGTTCTGGCCCGAGTCCGTGCAGACCGTGGTCGACTCCGACCCCATTGATCTCAGTGCCGGCAGCAGAAAGATCAACCTGCTGACGTCGAGCCTGGCCTTTGCTGACGTGTTGCTGGTCTTCAGTCGCAACGGCCAGTTCAGGTTGAGTGGTGGCAATGCAGTTGCTGCGTCGTTGACACCCAAGACCGCGACCATCACCCAGATCACAGCGTTTGAGATGAGCCAAGCGGTGGACCCGGTGATCGTGGGTCGCACCATGTACTTCCCGGTGCCTAGGGGTGAGTACGGCGGCTTGAGGGAGTTCTTCTTGCCGGACGCATCAGGCCCGGTGCCCACGTCGGAGGAAGTGACGGCAGCGGTGCCACGGTTCTTGCCATCAGACCTGTCGAACTTGATTGCGACAGCAGCGGAGGAGGCGGTCTATGCCGTGTCCAAGAGCCAGCCCAGGCGCATCTACCTCTACAAGTTCCTGTTCCAGGGGGACAACAAGCTGCAAAGCGCCTGGAGTTACTGGGAGTTCAACGCCGGCAAGAGCGTCATTGGCATAGACCTAATCGAAAGCGATCTATATGCCGTGGTCCAGTATTCCGATGCCGTGTACTTGGAGCGCATTGTCACTCACCCGGACGCTGTGGACGCCGGCACGACGGTGGAGATGCTGTTGGACCGCAAGACCACGGAGGCCAGCTGCTCCGTGGCGTTGACGACGCCGAGTGGTCTCGATGTCCAGAGCACCATTACCCTGCCGTACCCCATCAACACCAGCACCAGCAACATGGCCGTGGTTGGCCGGTTCTTTGCTGGCAACACCCTGCAGCACGGCCAGGTCGTTCAGGTCCTGTCGTCCACTGCAGCTGGTGGAGCCGGTGGCAACGGCACCCTCACGGTCCGTGGGGACTTGACTGGCGCTGAGTTCTTCGTGGGTGAGCTGTACGACATGCTGTACGAGTTCAGCACCCAGTACCTGAAGGAGCAGCCCCCCGGTGGTGGCATGGCTGTGATTGCAGGACCCAAGCTGCAGCTCCGCACCTGGACCATGCTGTTCGACAAGTCGTCGTCATTCAGCATCAAGGTCACCCCCCGTGGCCGGGACACCCAGACCTACCCGTACACCGGCTTTGAGATTGGGGACCAGGAGGTCAGCCTGGGTGAGCTGGCTCTCCGCACTTCCAAGTTCCGGGTGCCGGTGATGGCCCAGAACATCGAGGCCAAGATCGAGATCACCAGCTCCTCACCGCTGCCCTGTCGCCTTCAGTCCGCAGAATGGGAAGGTTGGTACCACACCCGAGCTGCGCGTCTGTGACATCTGCGTACACCAGGCCCACCAGGGTTGCCGATATTCCGTATGTGGCCGAGTTCATGCGGGACGAGGACGTGGCCGAGGTGCGGGCGTTCTCTGGTCACGCTCCCCAGGAGTCCCTGCTGCACAGCTTCTTTGCCGGGGACCCCTGCATGACCATGATCGGGCGGGACGGCAGGCCCATGGGCATGTGGGGCGTCGTTCCGCAACGAGACGACCTGGGCACCATCTGGATGCTGTGCACCGATGACCTGGTGCGCGATCGCCTGAACTCCATGCGGTTCCTACGGGAAGCCAGGGACCACTTGGATCGGGTGCAGCGCCGGTACAAGGTCCTTTTCAATTTCGCAGATGCCCGTAACGTGGTGCATATCAAGTGGTTGCGGTGGATGGGGTTCACCTTCATCTCGTCGCACCCCAGATTCGGAACAGAAGGTCGGCTGTTCCATGAGTTCGTGAGGATCTAGGCCATGTGCGGACCAATCCCAATCATCATGGGCGTCGTCAGCGCCGGCCTTGGCATTGGCCAGGCGGTGGCTGGCGCTCAAGCCGCGCAGCAGCAGGTTAATTTCGCCAATGCCCAGGCCCAGCAGAACTTTGCGTTTCAGCAGATGCAGGCCGGTTCCGCTCGGAACTTTGAGCAGATGCGGGCCAATCAGCAGGAAGAGCTGATGCGGATCAATCGCTTGATGGCCGACAACGCTTACGCCAACGACATCGCCACCCTCAACTCCCGGCTGATGCAGGAGCAGGCAGCTGCCAGCCAGGAGACGCAGAAGGGCGCGATCGCTGGGGCCAAGGCCCGAGGCGAGATTATTGCGTCCGGTCGCCTGGGCAACACCGTTGACAACCTGGTGGCTGACTTCCGCCGGCAACAAGCCCAGTTCGACTACGCCACCAGCCAGAACCTGGCGTTCACTGGCACCCAAGTCCAGCTCCAGAAACAAGGGGTTGCGGCTGAACGTGGATCCCGGATCGCCAGCCAGCAGCCGTACATTCAGCAGCCGGTGTTGGATCCACTGGAACCCTTGTACCAGAAGGCGCCAAGCATGGCGCCGTTCTTGTTGCAGGGGGCAGGGGCTGCCATTGGTGGCGTCCAGGCCGGCATGAGCACGGCTTCGTCCATGAAAGGGGCTGGCCTCAAAACAAATTACTGGGGCTTCAAGAGGGAATAACTCATGGCACGTCTATCAACCGGTCAGTCCTACGGCGAAGCCGGCCGCGCTACAGCCGCACAGCTCTTGGGTGGCATCCCTACCGACGCGTCTGGCGGCGCCTTGGCTCAAGGCTCGATCAATGCCCCGTCCCTGCAGCCACGGGCGACACCTGTCGACACGTTCCAACGGGCTGGGGCACCGACGCTGGGTGGGCCTCCAAAGATCTTTGCGCCCCCGGATCTGCCGAATCCCGGTCAGGATCTGGCGAACCTGTCCAAGGCCCTGGGTGGGTTCAGCTCCACCCTGCAGAACTTTGGCGAGACATGGCTCGCCAACAAGCAGCAGGAGGACAAGAGGCAAGAGGCAGCCACTGGGGCCCTTGTTGGCCAAGCCAGCAGGTTTGGTCCAGCCCGTGGCATTGCCGATCTGGCTGCCAACCTGGAGAAAGCTGCGGCCCTGGGGAACCCAGATGCAGCCCGCATGCTGCAGGTTGTCCGAGAGAAACAGAACTCCTCGGTTGGCAGGTATTGGCTGGAGCGCTCCGTTGAACAGAACGCAATCCAGAACGCAGCACTGAGCCTGCCGGACCGGATAGCCAACACCTCCACGATCAAGGTGAATGGCAAGGACGTTGAACTCAACACCCTGTCGTCCGACGACCCCAGGTACTTGCAGTACCGGGACGAGCAACTGTTTGGCGGCGCACAGATGTCGCCCCAGGGCTACGCCAAGAACCAAGGCATCATTATTCAGGCGCAGCTCCAGGCCGACCAGGTCCAGCGCAAGAAATACAACACGGCCGAGGCTGGCAGGTTGACAGCCCAGGTCGCGGTTAACAGGCAAAGCATTGCCGCCGATTACATCTCCGTTCGCGGCAAAGGTAACGACGTCTATGCCATTCAGTACGTCGGCCGGGCCCTGCAACAGGAGATTGATTCGATCAGGATCCTTGGCGTGCCGGAGGAAACAAAGACAGAGCTGATCAACAAATACCTTGAAGGGTTTGCCGCCGACGTCGTTTCAGCTGCTAGGTCCCAAGGCTTTGCCATTGTCGACATGGATGCAGTGCTAAAGCCTGCCCTCCGCTCGGTGATGATTGGCCCCGTTGATCAACGGGTCAAGGCAGACGGCACCCCGAACCAAGCCTTGCGCCTGTACAACACCCTGGGCGGCGAAGCGTTTCTGGACCAGGTGGCGGCCAGAGCCAATGCTGCCCAGATCCAAGACAACACCCAGCAAGCCCAAATGGCTGGCATCCAGGAGCAGCAGGCCTACGACGCCCGACTGGCCGCAGCCTTGCCGGAGGGGCGTCGTTCTGATCCGGCTGCCATCAAGAGCTTCTTCCAGGCCGAGCGGAATCGGGCGGCTGTTGAACCTGACGGCATCAAGCGGGCAGCCATGTTCTCGCAGCTTGATGCGTCCGAGCGTCAGTTGACTGAGACTTTTGTGAAGCCAGTCCAGGAGCGATTGGCCCTTCACTACACCCAGCAGTTGGACGCGACCCGGGACGACGAAGCTGCTCGCAACAGGTTGGCGGCCCAGGTAAAGGCCGACGCTGAGGCCGGTCGGCTCTCCAGCGCATCCGCCGTCAGCATCATGGGCACGTTGGCCGCCCAGGGCAACAAGCAGGTGCAGTCCTACCGCAAGGAAATCAACAAGCGCGTTGACGACATACTCAAGCCCTTTGAGGCGTATGCAACAAGCCCTGGGTCTTATGGAGGCCAAGCCGTTGTCGGCTTTGAGTACCAATCCATGTACAACGCCCGAAGCATGGCGAAGCGCAGGCTTGAGGAGGCTGTGGACCAAGCCATCAGGGACAAGAAGGACCCGACCGAGGCCATGAACAAGGTCCAGCTCAACAACAACTTTGGCCTTCGCAAGCGTGAGGACGTCGGTGGCACCCAGGCCCCCACCTACGACAACACCACCGAGTTGATTCGGAAGAACACCGGCAACTGGAGCCGCGGCACTATTGCCCCCCGGGAAGCCAACCAACTGCGGTCCAGTGCCAAGGTCCGTCCGTTGATGAAGCTTGAGTCCTGGGACCGCGACGTCACGGCCTTGCTCAACGGCAATGCCAGCCAGAACTTCAAGACCTTGATTAAGACGTTGACGACGGGGACCGGTGGTCAGAAGCCGTCTGAGGTGATCTTGAATCAATTCAAATTGCTTGGCATTGAGGTGCCGGAAAACGAGCGCCTGAAGATCCAGGCCCTGGACGGCCAAGAGATCTCAAGGGCAACACCTGCACGTCGTCAGAGTCCCCAGCAAAACGGAGCGCTGGCTGGCGTCCAGATTGTTGGTGGGGCCCTGGGCAACCTGTTGGTGCCACCGGCTGCAGCTGCACCAACCGTCGCGGCCACAATGCGGCCAGTGGTTGCTGCCAGGACCCAGTCGACCGTCACTCCACAGGCCAGGGTCGACGGTTACATGAAGCGGCTGGCCTACATCGAAACCAGAATCCGCAACATCCCCAACGCCAAAGGGTCGCCTGGCCGCGGCTATTTCCAAGCGTTCCCGGATTTCGCCAAGGAAGCCATTGCGGCATCGGGTGGCATTGACCCCCGGGACCCCGATTACAACAGGTCCGCAAAAGCGTCAGCTGCTTGGATTCGCACTTACAACAAGAAGGCTTACGCGGCGATCCAGGCCGGTCGTTACGACGAAGCAGACCGGCTCCTGCGCAACACGTGGCCGTCGTTGCCAGGCGGAAGCCAGGCCCAGAAGCCAGAGGTGCAAAAGGCTGCCCGCAAATATCTTCGTTGAAGGCTTGGTTCTTTGACGGCAACAGTCCAAACTGATCCCATCGCCAACTGATCCATGCCTATCCAAACGATCCGCGACCCCAAGACCGGGGAAGAGCGCCGGGTCTATGTGTCAACGGGTGGCATGGGTGCCGGGGCTCCACCCAAACCCAAGCCCCAGCCATCGGCCGGCGGTGGATTCATGGGGACGTTGAACGACTTCAACCCCATGAAGCAGATCAGCGCCCTGGGCACTGGGGTGTCCACGTTTCTTCAGACCGGGGACCTGAACAAAAGCATTGCAGCTGCGTCGAGGGAAGCTGCGCCAACGACGGCCCTGGGTCAATCAGTCAGCCGGACCCTGGCGGCAGGCGGTCAGCGGGCTGTGGATGCAGCTCGGCTTGAGATCGACCGAGCACGTCTGGCCCGGGAGCAGATGGTAGCAGGCACGTCGGGGTGGGACGTCAAGATCCCATCCAGGGGCCCCGGCGCCCCCAGTGCCACGCGAGTGCGGCTGCCCGAGTGGGCCAACTACGACGACATGCGCGTTGAACCCAAGAACCCGGTCGAGGACGTCGCTGCCAGCATCATTGCGTTTGCCCCGTATTTCGCCGTTGCCCGTGGAGCCGGGGCCCCAGCACAGGCCTTGGTGCGTGGGTTGCCTGGCGTGTCCAGGGTGGCCACTGGCTTTGAAGCCGCGACTGCTGGCCTGAAAGCTGCTGGTGGCGCCAAGCGTGTTGCCGGCATCTTTGCGGAAGAAGCCGTCTCTGGTGCCATCCCCAGCGCCATTGCCACCTACTACGCCACCAAGCCCACCGACAAGACGTTGAGCGACAGCTTGGCCGAGACGGTCAAGGGCTCAGTGTTTGAGGGTGTTGTGGCCAGGGGCCTGTTGGCCGACCCGAATGACACGGTTGAGCAGGCCCGCATCAAGCAATCCATCAACGACCTGATCTGGTCGGTGCCCTTGGGCGGTGGCTTGGGCACGGGCCTTGCTGGTCTCAACAGGTTGGGGGAGGCAGGCTTCCGTGGAATTGGTGCCATGAAAGGCGCCACCAAGCGGGCGTTTGCCGATGTGATCCAGGGTGTGGTCAAGGTCGGCCAGGCTGATCAAGCCGTAAAGGATGCAACTACGGCACCGGTTGCGGCTGCCGTCGACCCGAGTGTCCCAAGTGCGGGAACTCCAGCCCCTGCTGCTGCACCAGCGCCGCGTGTCGTGTCCGGCAAGCCAGCGTTCTCGTCTGTGGCGTACTACCAGGGCCTGCGTCGTCAGCCGTTGTGGGAAAAGACCGGCGTCGAGATCCAAGGACGCCTGGAGCCCCAGGCCCCGCAGTCGCTTCCGGTTGACTCGTACACCGCCAAGCTGAACTACAGCGACGTCAGGCCTGACGCTGGCCCGCTGAACGCCAGTGGCAAGAGGTATGCACAGGCCCTGGCTGGCCAGGATCAGATTGCGATTGAGGCGACGTCGCAGAAGCTCCGGGCCACGTTCAACAACGCGGCCGCCAAGCTTGGCATCGAGCTTGGCCCCAATGCCAGCAGCCAGTCGTGGTCCATGTGGGACATCGGCAAGCAGCTGTACATGGATGCCAACCCAGCGAAGAGCAACAAGCCGTATGTGCTTGGCAACCCGCTGACCAACATCCAGGTCCAAGCCGACATCGTCGACCGGATGCTTGGATTTGAGATCACCAAAGGGGTTGACGTTGAGGGGAAGCGCCTGAAGTCCTGGCAGCTGACGTCGATCGGCCGCAAGGCCCGGGAAGACGCAGGCGTCGAGCTTGGCCTAATGCCGGACCCCGGCTCCCAGCGCACCATCCCGGCCCCCAGCGCACCACCGACGCCAGAAGCTGCAGCAGCGGCCCTGCAACAGGCTCAAGCCGAGCTGGTTGTAGCGACACAACGACTGCAGTCCGAGGCCGCCAAGGAGGTGGTGACTGCGCCTGAGGTTGCAGCGGTGCCCCAGGGCCAGCTGCCAGGCATGAACCAGCCGGCCTACGAGCAGGTTGCCACTATCCCGACTGGTGACGCTGCTGTTGCACCAAAGGTTTTCCAGTACAAAGCAGAGGGCCAGACGGCCACCGGCCGCAGTGGATCGCTTGCTGAGGAGAACGTCTACGACCCCCGGTACGCAGGCGTCATCAGCGTTTGGCGGGACAAGCTGGGCGAGCTTGGGCCTGTCAATCAGATCTACGTCGCAAACGGCCACAACCGGCATGAGCTTGCTGTACGCAGTGGGTTCCCGATGATCAATGTGCAGTTCATCGAGGCCGCGACAGCCGCAGAAGCCCGCGTCGTTGCAGCACTGCAGAACATCAAGGATGACAGGGGCACCGCTGTCGATGCCGGCAAGCTTCTCCGGGACACCGGCATGTCCATCGAGGACCTGCGCCTTCAGAACGTCAACCTGAACGGGAAGCTGGCCAGCGAAGGTGTGGCCCTCAGTCGCTTGCCTCAGTGGTTGTTTGACAAAGCCGCTACCGGCAGCCTGCCCACCCCCAAGGCCGTGGCTTTGGGCTCTGCCGAAGGGGTTGACGACGCAATCATCAGCGACGTCGCCAAGCAAGCAATCGCTGGCAAGTGGTCGGCCGAGAAGATTGTCCAGGCCATGCAGGAGGCCAAGTTCGCCAGCACCAGCACCGGAGGCGGTGACGCAGGTCCTGTGTTGCCTGGGTTTGAGGAGATGCTCAAGACCAGCAACGTTGTGGCCTTGATCGACATCAGGACCGCTGCGTTCAACAAGCTTTCGGGGGAGATGCGGGCCCTGACCGCTGCATCCCAGGCCAAGAACACCAGTTACCTGGAGGCCGCCGGTAACACCATCAACGTCGAAGGCAGCCAAGCCGCTCGCAAGATGGCGGCTGAAGCCGTCGCTGTATTCAACAGGGTCACCGCGTACGAAGGTCCGGTCCGCAACATCTTGAACGAGCTGGCGGCCCAGCTGCCAGAAGGGGCAGGTCGCTCCAAGGCCGCAGCGAACCTGGTGCAGTTCAATCTCCAGCGGTTGAGGGACGCAATCTCTGAGGAGATGAATGGGCCGCGGTTGCTTCAGGACGAAGCTGTGGCCAAGCAGATCCAGGAGCCACCGGCCCCAACTGCCGCAGCTGAACCTGCCGCCACAACCTTTGCCGACCCCCTAGAGGCTGAGAACCTGGCTGATGCCCGTGGGTTCCTGGGGCTCCCTGCGACCGCCAACGTGGCCCAGGTTGCGCGGGTGGCCAAGCAGGAGGGCTACGACGGCATTGTGTTCACCGGGGACTTTGGCCTGCCCGGTGGCAAGAGGGAGATCGACCTCAGGGCCCTGCCTGAAGTCAAGGCCCCTGAGAACGCTGGGAACCCGGTGCCGATTCAGGCCAAGCCGGTTGACGTGGCGCCAGCTACTGCCATCGAGCCACCCACCGTTTCGGATGAAGCGGTCAAAGCCCTGGAGAAGGCATATCCGTACAGGCCGTATCGCGGCCAGGGGGCAGTAGACATTGCGCAAGAAAGGCTCAACCGTGTCCAGGCTTTACTGGAAAGCACAAGGTTTGAACTTGAAGCGCTGAGGGCCAGCAAGCCCGAGCCGGGCGCAACTGGTGCCGTGGCGCGAAAAGCCCAGCTCGACTGGCAGCGCAATTTCGCCAAGTTCACTGAGCAAGAAGCGGCAGTCGTCCAAGACCTCGCAACGGCTCAGGCGGTGGTGGATCAGTTCATGAACGCCCCCACCGGTGCCATTACCCCTGGCTTCACGGCCAAGACCGGTGGCGCCAAGGACGAGAACGAAGCCATCTCCACCGCTCTGGAGCGCCAGGCGTTAGCCGAGGAGGCTGGTGACACCGAGCTGGCTGGCGAACTGGGCACTTGGCTTGGTCGTCGGGGCGTGGCGGTCCAGCCCATGGGCGACGTGGCTGCTGCGATCGAGCCCCCAACGCTGACCTTGCCCCGTGAGCTGGCAGGCCTCAAGCCCCGTTACAGCTACGGCCAGAAGCGGTTTGAGTTGACCTTTGAGACCGACCTGGACCGTGTTGCCTACACCTTGGCTGGTGACGCCACCGGCAAGCCATCCAAGTCGCACCAGAAGTACCGGGATTGGCTGGAGTCCAACGGCCTGGACCCGGCGGAAGTTGCTGCGTACGGGGCCCGCGTCGTCAAGCCCAGCATCAAGGAGATGGCGGCCACCGCGCAGCCAGGCACCCTCCAGGTGCGGAACCAAGGCTTTGGTGGCGCTGACTTCCAGGCCGAGCTGCCCAACCTTGAGGGCTGGCGCAACGTCGAAACCGGCGTCGGTGGCACCGTTGGCGAGGGGTACACAGGTGCTACCCGCATCACCGAACGGGAAGCCAGCGAGCTGGCCCGGATTGCGTTCAACATCAGCGGTGTCACGGATTTCAGGATCCAGGAACGGATCGAGGCCACCTATGGGCCACGCCAGGCCCGGGCGTACGGCGACATGAGTTTGGTCGGTCAGAAGGCCGAGATCGCTGGGTCGTACCGGCACGGCAAGGCCATGGCTGACGACACGATCACTGTCGCGATGACGGCTTACGGGGTGCCAAAGTCGTTCACCCAGATGATGACGACGACGTACCACGAGTCCATGCACCGGCTCATGGAATGGTTCTTTGCATCTGCCGAGAAGCTGGTGTTGGCCAGGTCTGAGAAGGGCCTGAGAGAGATGGCAGCCTTGCTGATGGAGGACTCCCTCCAGCCCAACAAAGCCCGGGCGTACCGGGACGGCACCATCCAGATGGGCGAGGTGATCTCTGATGCGTTTGCTGCATACATGCGGGGCATCACCTTGCCAAAGGTTGACCTGCAGGGCTTTGCAAAGCTGAAGAATTACATCGACCAGTCGATCAACTACATCATCAGCGGCGGCAAGTACAAGACCTGGGACGACGTGTTTGAGAAGGCTGCGCTGGGCGAGTTCCAAGGCCGTGGTGGTACCGGAGAGCCTGGTGTCCAGTTCGCCGCCGATCCCCCGGACCCCGCTGAGTTCGCCCGGCGCATTGACCAGAACCTTCAGGCCCTGGAGTCCGGGGACCTGACCCCTGAGGAAATTGCCCAAATGGGCGCCAGCGACGTGCGTCGGATCACCAGCCGCTCGGGCAACACCCAGTACGTGCCGAACGCGCCAGACACCCTAATTGCCAGCAACAAGGCCCTAGGCGAGATGCTGACCAGCAGGGCCCAGCAGACCGGCATCGAGAGCTACAGCCAACCAGCGGTCGTCAAGGCCGCCATGGACCAGCTGGACGCCGATGGGTGGGCCGTTGAGTCAACAGTGACCCGGCTTGAGGCCGCCCGCCGCGGTGACCCCAAGTCTCAACAGGACCTGGTGGCTCTCGCTGCCAACCTGATCCACCGGGACCACATCGCCGCCCAGAACGGCATGACCGCGATTGAGTGGCAGTCCGCCGTGGACGAGGCTGATCGTGCTGCGTCGATGCAACGGTTGTGGTCTGGCCTTGAGGACCAGCACCGCCTCGACACCGCTTTGATGACGGCCACCCGCAAGGACGGCCAGCGGTTGAGCGTGATGCAGATCAAGTACGACTTCGACCCGACGCACAGGCAGGTGCCAGCCGGGACCCCCCTGTACCACGGCACGACGGAAGCCAATGCCCAGTCGATCGTCGACAACGGGTTCCAAGCTTCTGGCCCCAACAGCAATTTGCTGGGCAGCGGTGTGTATTTCGCCAATGACCCGCGTTACGCAGGGGCCTACGGCGAGGCCGCTGCAGCTGGCGACCTGCCCAGCGACGTGCGGATCCTTGACTTGGTGGCGATGGACAAGCGCATTGCCGACCTGGTGCAGGAACTGAACCTCGGCCCCCTTGAGCGGTTTGAGGAGAACCTGTACATGACTGGAGCCCAGAAGGCCGCAGTCCGCGATTGGGCCGTGGGCCAGGGCTACTCCGGCATCCGGTTCAACCCGGACTTTGAGCTGGGCGAAGGTGCCCCAGAGACCGTCATCTTCGACACCAACGTCGCCAACCGCATCGTCGGGTCCAAGGCGGCTGTGGAACCCGAGATGCCAGCAACAGCTGAGTCGATGGGCACCGACATCGAGAACGAGATCGCCAACCCCCTGAACACGATCCTGGGCAAGATCGACCCCGACATCAGGTCCGACATCGAGCAAGGGGTCATGAGCCCCGAAGCCACCGAGATGACCGAGGTCGCTGCCCAGGTCGCTATCTCCGGCCGCGGCAATCCTGGGATGCGGGCCAAGCTCAACAGCATCGTCGGCAAGATCGACGTCGGCCGGCTGAACCAGGAAATGTTTGTGCAGGCGTACCGGGCTGCGCTGCTGTGGTCGCCCAAGACCTGGACCAAGATGCTCGTCGGCTCTGCGTACCGGGCCGTCACGATGCCCATCAACCAGGCCATCGCTGAGACCGGAACAGCTGGCATCGCCGCCCTCAAAGGCGACAACAAGGCCGCGTACCGGGCCATGCGCCAAGCCAGCTTGAACATGGGCATGTACGGCAAGTACGTGTCCAACTGGTCCAACGCTTTCCGCTTGGTCGGGGAATCGTTCCGCACTGGCGAGAGCTTCGGCAACCTGGGTGCCTCGTCGATGGACTTGGCCCAACGGAACCTGGGACAAGGCGACGGTCAGACGTCGCTCTTTGGCGAGACCCGTGACCCGGCCAACACATTGGAGAACCCGTGGTGGATTGATCCTGAGAACATGAACATCCCGGCCCAGTTTGCCCACAAGGCCTGGAAGCTCTTGAGCGTCTCTGGTCGGGTCTCGGGTTCGCTGGACACGTTCTTCTCGTCACTCATCGGCCCCAGCGCCGAATGGAGCCGGATCATGGGCCTGGAGCTTGAGAAAGCCGAAGGTCGTGGACTGACTGGTGACGCAGCTTGGGCTGAGGCCAGCAAAATCACCGACGAACGCATTGAGAACCAGTGGGTCAACGTGCTCCTGAACGACAAAACTATTGAGAACGGTGCGTTCACTGGGATCCATGCCAAAGCCGCGATGGACTGGATCAACTTCACCGATGACCTAGACGTCCAGTTCCAGCCCCGGAGCTACGAGTACGGCATTGCCAAGGCCAAGGAAGAGGGCATCACTGACACCGCTGAGATCAACAGGCGGGCCCTGGCCTGGATGCAAGAGGAGCCGCCCGTCTGGGCGCAGCGGGGCATGGGCGTCGGTCAAGCCGTTGGCTGGATGCCCAAGGCGTTCAAAGACGCAATCAACCACACGCCAGCGCTGGGCATCTTGAATCCGTTCCCCACCAGCCCGGCCAACATCACTAAGGCCGCCATGCGGGCCACGGGTGTCGGCGCTCCGTTCGTCGACTCCTTTTACCGGGATGTCTTCAGCGAAGACCGCAACACCAGGGCTCGGGCCATTGGCGAAATTGCCACCGCGTACATGACGCTCGTCGGTGGGGTCATGTTGGCCACCAGCGGCTTCGTTGAACTCAGTGGACCTGGGTCGTACAACCCGCAAACCAGGGCCAAGATGCAACGTCTTGGCTCCCAGCCATACTCCATCCGGTTCAAGAACCCGGCCACTGGTGACACGACACGGTGGTGGGACCTGCAAGCCCTGGACACGGTCAGCAACGTGTTCTCGTTGATCGGCCTGCAGATGAACCTGAACAACAGCTTGCCAAAGGAGGACCGGGAGATCCTGGCGTCCAACTTCGTCCTGTCCATTGCTGAGACAGCCCGCCAGGTCGGCTTTGCCCAATTCACCAAGGACATGTACAAGTCCATGGGCGAGATTTTCAATTTGGTCTCCGAACTGCAAGACAAGAGCTTTGTGCCGACCGAGGGCCAGGTCGATCCGTTCTCTGGCTACGTCCAACGACGTCTCGCTGGGTTCATGCCGGCCATTTTCAACAACACACGCAAAGGCACGGATGGGTACCAGCGGGCCATCGAGAAATCCGAGTTGCCGCAGCCGTTTGCCTTTGCCCATGAGCTGGCGCAGCGGTTTGCAAGCAGGATCCCAGGCTTGTCGGATCAACTGCCACCGATCCTGCACCCCCTCACCGGTGAGCCAATCGCCATCGAGCAGGCCTGGGGCGTCAACTACTTGCCACAGGACCAGCCGTGGCTCAAAGGTGCCGTCAACGCCATGAGCCCCTTGGCCTTCACCCCCACCAAGGAGGGCTCCAAGGACCCGGTCGACATCGAGCTGGGTCGGTTGTCTGGTCGCGGCACCGCTTTTCAGATCTGGGGACCCAACGAGCTGGGCTTGCCAAACTTCCGCATGAACCAGACCCAGCTGAACAAGCTGGCCGTGATCACCAGCCAGTTCATCCCACCGGGTCGTGGATCGACGTTGCACGAAGGCTTGAGCGCCATGGTGGCCCCTGGTTCCAGCTATTGGCAGCTGCCGCCCCCGGAGGCCAGCAAAGCCACCCAGAGCGCCCGCGCCATCCGCATCAACAAGGAGATCAACTACTACAAGCCTTTCATCAAAGCTGAGTTCTTGGCATCGGAACCAAACCTTGCGAGGATGATCGAAGAAAACAAGGCCTCCCAAGCCCAGGCCACCTTTGATGCCGCCTACGGCATGCAGTCGTCCTGGTCCCCAACCCCCCGCTAACGACCGATGCCTTACTCCTACGCCACGTACACGGGCAACGGGTCGACCACCCAGTTCGCTGTTCCGTTCGGCTATATCCGCCGGGAACACGTGCTCGCAACAGTGGCCACTGTTTCCGCCACGTTCACGTGGGTCAACGACAGCTTGATCCAGATGACCACGACCCCCGCCAACGGGGCAGCGGTGCGGGTGTACCGGCAGACGCCACTGACGGCACCTCTTGTCGACTTTGCCGATGGGGCGACGCTGGTTGCAGCTGATCTCGACACGAACGCCAGGCAGTCTATTTACACCCAGCAAGAACTCGACGACAGCCTGGTTGGCGTTGCGTTGGGAGCAATCCCAAACGGCAACAAGGGGGACATCACGACGTCAGTTGGGGGGACGGTCTGGACAGTCAACAGTGGTCTTCCGGCCGCCAAGTCAACTTTTACCCAAAGCGGCACTGGTGCAGTTGCAAGGACCGTTGATTCCAAGCTCAAGGATACGGTTAGCGTTAAAGACTTTGGAGCGGTTGGAGACGGTGTGGCTGATGATACGGCTGCTATTCAGGCAGCGCTGACTGCGGCCACGCGAGTCTATTTCCCAGCGGGAACGTACAAAATCACCAGCTTTCTGACACTCAAGAACAACTCTGACGTGTGGGCAGATGGGGATGCCGTTGTCACGATGGCAGTGACCAACACGACCTTCTTTTACGCCACCACAAAGACGGGAATCAAGATCCGTGGCATCAAGATCCAGCAAACAGCCGCTGGCGCCTCAAGTAACGTTGCTGGGATTGAACTCACGGACTGCACCCGCTGCACCGTTGCTGATTGCGAGCTGGTTGGCCTGCAGTGGGCCGGAGTGTGGCTGAACAGATCCAGCTATTGCACGGTCATAAACAACAGATTCACCGCTTCACTGGGAACCGTACAGGATGCTGCTGACATTGCTGTGTACGGGTCCAGCAACTACAACATCATCAGCGACAACTACTGCTACGGAACCAGCAACCATCATGGAGTCTTAGTACAAGACCCTTACGCCGGACTTTTGCCATCCAAGAACATCATTTCTGGCAACAGGATTGGCGAACACAAAGGATACGGTGTTGCCCTTTACATACCAGGATCTGCTGGAACCGGAAATACTTTTAACCAAGTGCTTAACAACTTCATTGAGGACATTCAGGGTTCTGTTTCCACAAACCGCTCGTCCGGGGCGGGGATTTACGTTGTGGGCAACTGGGCAGGCGGAACCCTTGTTAGTGGTAACACCATCAGGAACTGCTGCGTTCAGACCCTAGACCGCTCACTTGCCCCCGGTGGCATTGGTATCAACGGCATCCCTGCCACCGTGGCCAAACCTGCAGTGGTGGGCAACACGATTCTCGACATGCCTCAGGGAGATGGGATCTTGATTGTTAGCTCCCCTGGTGGTGCTCAGATCAGCAGCAACAGCATCATTCTCCCCACAACCAACAATGGCTCCGGAGTTGGCGGTAGCACCCTATCTGGATCAGGCATCCGCATTGCAGCCTGCGGAAACGTGGACATCGGACCCAATAGTGTCATCCATCTTGGCACAGGCAGGGCACTATTTGCATACGCCGATGGCAACAACAACACTGGGGTAAAAGTGACTGGCGGTTATTACGAATCGGCCACGTCTATATCAGTCCAGTTCACGCAGAATGGTGGCTTCACCAACTCCGACGTGATTCTCGATGGTGTTCACGCCAAGCAACTAGGTAGCAGCAACTACGCCTTTGAGCTAATCAGCGTTGTGCGTGGCTCAGTCAGTGGCTGCATCGGATACGCTCCTTCGTTTGAGGCTCTGAGGATCAGCAACTGCACCCAACTGCGGGTGATTGGCGGTTCCTTTACCAGTGGTGCCAACCCTGCAATCTCGACCGCTGGAACCTGCACTGGTTCGTTCATTGACGAATCGGTCTACTTCGGAACAACCCCCACTGCTATGACAAACGGGGCTACCGGCCTGGCGGTGAAGTGGCGCAACAACGCTGCACCGGCTACTGGCACATGGGCAGTAGGTGACGCCGTGGAGCAGTCCGTGCCTGTGGTGGGTAACCCCAAAGGCTGGCGTTGCACAGTTGCTGGTACTCCAGGAACCTGGGTTTCAGAAGGAAACTTGTGATGGCCGTCGCGGCCCTGCTCGGCTTGCCTCAAGAGCTAACCTGCATGGGTGCAGTCTTTTTGCCAGCGTGGACCCAGCCTCAGTGATCGCATTGGTGGGCCTGGGAGCTTCCGGCGTCATGGCGCTCTGGAAGATTGCCGCTGGCCTGGGCAAGTTTGAGGCCAAGACGACCACCATCCTTGGCGCGATGCAGGTCATGCTCCAAGACCATGAGGAGCGCCTTCGCGTCATTGAGCGCAAGCGTTGAACCCGATTGAGCCCAGCCTTGAACTTGAGCTGAGCGAGGAGCGAGTTCAGCGACAGCTGCTGGAGCTGTACGAGAACGAGGACTGGTCAGGACTCCTGGCCACAGCAGAGCTGTTGAACACCGCTTGGCACCACGAGGCGATGGCGACCCGGTGGTTGGCCAAGGAGGCTGCAGACAACCTGGCCAAGGGCTGGCAAACTGCAACCAACACCCTTCCGACCCATGACACCTCGGATCGCTGAGTACGTGGCCGTTGCAATCGCCGTTCATGGCGCTGCTGTAGCCATCGTAAACCTGACACCCACCCCTCGGGACAACGAGGCCCTGGGCAAATACAGCCGGATGGCCGTGAAGCTGTACCGGGCCATTGAAATCCTGGCCGGCGTCATCACTCCACTGGTCAAGCGGTAGCCCAGGGCTACTTTTTCTTGGCGGTCTTGGCGGCCTGCTTGAAATCAGCGGCGCTGGGGGCTCCTTTGGCCCCTGGCTTCCGCATGCTTTCACCGGATCCGGCTTTGATCCGGTCGCGCTTCCGCTTGATGTTGATGTAAAGCCCGGCCTTGGGGTCAGCCATCAGTAGCCCTTTTTGCCGCCGCCGCCCTTGGTGCCTTTGCCGCCTTTTTTCATGGGTCTGGTGTCAGTAGTCCCACCTTAGCCGGGGTTTGCCGGGGCGCATCCCGACGTGGATAAAGCCCCGGGGAGCCCCGAGACCCAAGGAATACGGCCACTCCTTGTCGGCCCAGGTCTGCAAGGTGTAAATGGACTCCCCGTCGATGTAGAAGTCGACGGCGCCGGTGTTCGGTGCGTCGTAAAGGTGCTCTGAACGGCTGGCACCACCCACCTGGGCGTTGATCCTGGGGGGCCTGTGGCCAGAGGTGATGATTGCAGGTCCACCGAAGTGATCCCGGGCCTTCTGGACGAACCGAGCCAGGACCAGAGCCGTGTCGCACTGATGTTGAGCCACGAACCTGCGGGCTTCGGACTGTTGAGTGAGCTCGCCGTACGCCACGTTGGGGGTCAGGTTGTAGCTGAACGGGGATCCGGGCTGGAATAGGCCCACCTTGGGCTCCGGGGCCGCCCTGTACGCCTCTGCAAAGTCCTCGAGCTGCTTGGGCGTCAGGGTTTCCTGGAGCCCGTTCCAAGCCGCCAGCTGATGCGGCAGGCCGGCGTCGTGTTTAGCTGCGTCTGCGAGACGAATAACCGACATTTGCGCTGGCGAGAGGGGTCTTGGGAAAGATTTGGACGTTGTCCACCTTCCACGGGATACGTTCCCAGACATCGCAGTACGTGGCAATGTCCCAAGCCATTTCTTCGTTTTCTGCAACGACGATGGTCTGAAAAGAGCCCAGCTCCCTGGTGCCCCCGTACCCGATGAACTCGCCGGGGATCCGGATCACCCAGGCCCTAGTGCCAGGTCGCTTAGCGACGAGGCCTGATCCAGCCCGTGGCGGCCGGGGCCGCAGCGAGATCCGTAATGCTGCCGCCCAGAAGAGATCGGTCAAGCGCTCCTTCAAGGTCTCCCATGTACGCCTGAAGCTCCAGGTCCCAAAGCTCTGACTGTCGTTCCTTGATTGCTCGGTCTTCATCAATGGCCAGCGATTCATTCCAATACTGGACGGCACCGGCCAAGGCGTCGAGTCGGTCGTCGTGGGCCAAGCAACCACGGTCTGTCGTCAGGTGCGTCAGTTGGTGGAAGAGCTGGTACGCCAGGCGCTTCTCGATGGCTTCGTCGTCACGAGTCTTGGCGTCACCCTCGATCACCGATCGGCTGACGATGAGCCGGTGCTGGTTCAGGACGGGCTCCAAAGCCGCGATGATGCGGCGCTCTTTCTGCACATTGGACCTGACCGTCTCAATGGTGCACGGATGCTGCACCTGTAGATACGGCTTCAGAAGGCTCTCCAGCATGCCTTGGCCAAACTGGTCCTCTAGGAGGATCAGATTGACCTTCTGGCGCTTTGCAGCCGTTGCCAGGCCCTGCAGAACGGGTTCTGAGTAGCCGTCTCGGAACGCTCCGGACTCCAGCAAGAACAGGTTGCCGTTGAGATGAGCCACGATCGCGTAGGCCGTTTCATCCAGGCCGCGGCCAGAGGGGTCAATAAACATGACGCACCCCTGAAACGGCAACCAGGTGCCGTGGATGTAGGCAGGCCGGTAGTAGTAGTCGCCGTTGAAACCCACCGCCGGCAAATCGCTGATTCGGTACTCGGCCCCAGACGACCACACGACCTTTTCCGGGGCGTGATCAGAGACCTCCAGGACCATCAGATCCGCGAGCTTCAGCGGGAACCGCTCAGCATCGCTGAGGCTGGTGTCCAGTTGGAACTGGAGCGCAAATGCCGACCGGCCGTACGACGTCTCCCGCTCCAGCAGGTCCATCTCGCTGAAACGACCAGGATCTGTTGGCTGGTTCGTCAACTCTGGGCACCCTTCCGCAATCACAGGGGCCAGGTGGTCGCCGTATTTGACGGGTTTCTCGGGGTACCGAGCCGGCCAAATACGCACTTCGTATCCACGTTGGGCCAGCTTGTTGTAGATCGACTCCTCAGTCTGTGGCGTACCAAGAAACATGATCTCGCCACCGGGCTTCAGGATGGCGTTGAACTCACCCACGGCCGCCAGGAGCTTTTCCCGAATGCCGACGGACCACGACGTCGTCGGTGTCTCCACGTCATCGGACAGGATCAAGTCGGCCCGGGACCCCGTCAGTTGGCCAAAAATCCCAACAGCTTTGACAGAGGGGCTCTGGTCCGGAATCGCAGGCCTGACGTCGAACCGGTTTACAGCTGATCGCTGCTCGTCTCGGTCTGGCTCCAGGCACTGAAGCATTGGCATCTCGCGGATCAAGCGGATGCAGAACATGGTGAAGTCATCGGCCCGGGTCTTGGAGGCCGACACCACCATGATCTTGCGCTGTGGGTCTAGGCGCAGCAACCACAGCACGTAGGCCGCGGCCATCCAGGACTTACCCACGCCTCGAAACGCCTCAACAATGCGGCGCTTGGAGCCGTGTTGCATGTAGTGAGCAATGTCGAGCTGGATGGGCGTGGGGTCAGGCAGGTTCAGGTGGCGCCAGACCAAGACCAGGAAGTAGCGGAAATCAGTGGACAGCGGCTCTGGGAGCCCAGTCCAGACTGCTGTCATGCCCACACCCGCACTGGATGCTGCGGCGTTACCAGATACTCCTCCCACCCATCAGGCAGCTCACCGACGAAGTTGACGTGCCAGCCGCTCAGCAGCACGGGTGGGGTGATCACCTTGCCGGTGTCGGTGTTGTAGGTGCCGCCTGTGCAGATGGGGCCGATGACATCCAAGGCGTGGGTGTGGCTGGCGGTGAGCACCACGGTGTCGCCGTCTTCATTGGTGGTGGTAAGACCAGCAGCATCCAAGGCAGCCATGCCGGTGGATTCGTCGGGGAAGCGGATGTAGGTGGTGGTCATTGCGTGATGGTTTGGAGGGTGCTGTTGGGGAGGCGCTGGGGCCAGTAGGTGAGGCGGGCGATAGGCCCTACATGCCCAACAAATACCAGTTGGTTGACAGTTGGGATAGTAGCCAGTGAGTCATTAACTCCTAGCATTCCGTCAAACACTGAATTGACATTGTTAAGTTCATAAGCCAAGCATTGTACCCTGATCTGATTTACAGCAAACGGTACGCTTGTTCTGCTGTATTGAGCAACGCCAGAAACGTTTATGTTTGCACCGTTTGCATTTGCGATAAATTGAACAGAATCGTTTGCGCTGCCATTGTCAAATCTTGCGCTATATGCAGCAGTAGTGTTTTGTAGAATGTATTTCATAAAAATACTGCCGGTACCCTGCAGATACCAGCTGCTGAAGTTCGCCCCCGTGATGCTGGCAACGTCCGCGCTGCGGGTGGCTGCG